ATTTTCATATCTTACCGGTGGAGTAAATAAAACTAAACTGATTAATGGGGCAAGAGAATTAAATAGTGTTTTGTCAAGAAAAAGAAAGGTGGTGGTAATAACTAAATTTTCGGAGTGGTGGTCAGAGCTGAGGTCGGAGCTGTGGTCAGAGCTGAGGTCGGAGCTGTGGTCAGAGCTGGGATCGGAGCTGAGGTCGGAGCTGTGGTCAGAGCTGAGGTCGGAGCTGAGGTCAGAGTTGGGGTCGGAGCCGGGGTTGGAGCTGTGGTTGGATCTGAGGTCAGAGTTGGGGTCGGAGCCGGGGTTGGAGTGGTATAATATTTTGGAATACTACGAAAATGTCTGGCCTATTTTTATCAGAGAGTTTTACCCACAATTAAAAGTAATCAAAAGAAATAAAAAGAAAATAGACGCCCTAGCCAAAATTTGTGAAGCTGGTAATGCTTATATATGGCTATCTAAAAAGACAATGTATATTTTTCCATTCCCGAAGATTAAAGTGAATGAGCAAAAGAAATTACACTCAACTAAAACCCATGCCTTAAACTTCGCTGATAGAAAGACCTACTGGCTTCATGGGGTTAAATTTGAAAAGGACTTATGGCAAAAGGTGGTTAATCCAAAAGTCAAAATTAAAACTATCCTTTCTTTAGAAAACACCGAGCAAAGAATGGCCGCCTTAAAAGTGGTTGGAGTTGAAAAGTTACTTAAAGAGGCTTATTTATTAAATAAGAGCAAGCGGGGGAACGAGCTTTACTTAATAGAAAATGTCTTTTATAAACCAACCTATTACCTTAAATTCAAAGATAGCTCAACTGGCAGGGTTTATATAGAGGGAGTTAGGCCCAAAGTTGGGAAAAAGAAAGACGCTGATTTTGCACAGGCTCAGGCGTGGGGCTTGACCAAAAAGAAATATGCCAAATTGAGGATTGAAAGTTAAGTATAAAGAGGAAAAATAATGGTCTATAATAACTCTATGTTAAGCAAAGCAAGCACAACGCCTCTTTGGGGGGTGAGTACAACTACATGGAACACGAGAAATGTCCGTATTACAAAGACGGGGAGTGTCAGTTTGATGTACCCGATGAATACAAAAACACTTATATCAAAAAAGTAGAGGAGTGTCCGGTTGAGGGTGAGGATACTAGACCACCTTGCCCGCAACAAGATATACGAACGAGTAGAAGGGGAAGTTAAATGCCACCTGAAATAATCAAAGACCAACAGGCCGAAGGGGACGGAAAGGAACATGACAATCCCAACCATCCTAGTAAAGAGGCTAACCTTAAAAGAGACTTGGAAAGCCAAGAGGAAATTAAGGAGTGGTTTGAGTTGATTTATCCAACAGACAATTTGCATTTAGGGAGTTAAGGAAATAACTAATCCCTAGAAAGAAAGAGAACTTTAACTGACTAACTATGTCCTACTCTAAAGATATGAATGAATACAAAACAATTTGTGAGTATTGCGGAAGAAGATATGGACACACCAAACAATGCCCCATTTATCTTAGACAATTTATCGGGGGAATCCCGCCCAATGTTTATGCTATGTCAGACGGAACGCCAATAGACGAACTAGAAAGGAAACCAGAGAACTAGTTAACCATGTCCTACTCTATACAAGTTAGGAGGTGAAATAAGATGAAAAAACTCATTGCTATCATATTCCTTAGTTCTTGGATCCCGTTTCTTTGTTCGGTCTACTCTCCGAGTGAGAATGTTGACTGGACGCTGATTACCGGCGTGATGTGGATAGTCTTTGGAAACCTAGAAGCAATTTTGTTGCTAAGGGGGAAATAAGGCTTTGTGATATAATGCGGTGAAATGCCCGAAAATGTCTGGAAAATAGATAGGCTCTACGAATGGGACAAGAACCCCAGAACGATTGACCAAAAAGGATTTGCAAGGTTAAAGAGACAACTTCAAACGAACAGGGATAGATACGGCAAGTTTCTGTTTAAGCCTCTTTTGATAAACAAAGATGGAATAGTAATCGGGGGAAACATGAGGTTAAGGGCATTGAGAGAGCTAGGGGCCGAAGAAGTAGAAGTGTCTGTAATCCCAACCGAAAATGAAAGGGAAATGCTGGATATCGCACTAAAAGATAACGATAACGCCGGCAAGACTGAGAAAGAAGGCTTGTTAAGTTTAATTGAGGAATACCCTGAACTGAAACTAGACGATTATGCGGTTCACCTAGATACCCCAGAAAGTTTGGTTGATTTTATGGATCAATTCAAAGAAATAGAAGAAGACGAAGTACCCGAAGTAGAAGAAGGTGAACCAGATAGTAAACTAGGTAAGGTATATCAGTTAGGAAGGCATAGGTTGATGTGTGGCGATAGTACCAAGACAGGAGATGTAGAGAAGTTAATGGATGGGAAGAAAGCAGATATGGTATTTACTGATCCGCCGTATGGGATGGATTTGGATACAGATTACTCAAAGATTAAAGGCTCGGCCAAATTACGAAAAGAAAATCCCGATTTGCCTATCTTGATAGGCAGAAAGTGGAATAAAGTAGTTGGAGACGACAAACCTTTTAATGCTTCATTTTTAATTGATTTTGCAGAGGAAGTGTTTCTGTGGGGAGCTGATTATTATAACGATACACTTCCTAATTTTGGTAAAGATGGATCGTGGTTTGTGTGGGATAAGCGAAGCGAAGAAACAGACGTAATTATTGGTAATACATTTGAATTGTGTTGGTCAAAAAACAAACACAAACGTCAGATTATTCGTTATAAGTGGGTTGGTGTTTTGGGAATGAGTGGACAAGATAGTAATAAGAGATTGCATCCTACGATGAAACCCATTCAGGTGTGTTCTTTCTTCATTAATAATTATTCAAAACCAGAAATGATTATTTTAGACCTCTTCGGTGGTTCTGGTTCAACCCTTATCGCCTGTGAACAAACCAACCGTATTTGTTATATGATGGAAATAGACCCTCACTATTGTGATGTTATAAGAAAACGCTATGAAAACTTTATCAAAAGTAGGAAGACCTGAAAGTATTACACCTGATACAGAAGTAAAATTAGAAAGCATCTTCAAGATAGGTGGTACTAACGCAGAGGCTTGTGCTTATGCAGGAATAGCCGAAAGGACGTACTATTCTAGGCGGGAGAGGGATGAAAAGTTTGTGCAGAGAATGGATGCCGCCCAACATTATGCCGATATTGTGGCCAAAAATGTGGTTGTTGACAATATAATCAAAGACAAAAATATAGAGAGTGCTAAGTGGTGGTTGGAAAAGAGAGTATTTAAGGACAATACTAATACCGCAATCCAAATAAACTTTAATAAAGTGCTGTCCCATGACCGAGAAGAATATAAATTATAAGCGGTTCCTTGAAGACCGGTTTAGGATTGTCAACAAAGAGGCGGAGGTGGTACCCTTCGTCTTAAACCCAATCCAAAGTAAATACTTATTAGTTGACTATACCGGCAACGACTTGGTTTTGAAAGCGAGGCAACAGGGGTTTTCTTCCCTGATTCTCGGGATTTTTACCGCTGACTTCCTTTTGAAAGATAACCAACGCAACGTCATTGTCGCCGACAACGCTGACAATGCCCAAGAGTTATTAGACAGAGTTAAGTTTTTTCTTAGAAGCTATGAAGAAATCACGGAAGTTAAAGTTCCCTTGAAGTATAATTCCAAATACGAACTCTTTAACGAAGCCACCAACTCACGCTATACGATTGGTACGGCCGAAAATACCGAGTTTGGAAGATCGAAAACGATTACCAATCTCCACCTTTCGGAATGTTTTTTTTACCAACATTTTCAGAAATTGCTAGCAGGTGCGTTGCAGGCTGTAGTTCCCACAGGAAGGATTATTTTTGAAACCACCGCCAATGGCTACAACTATGGCAAGACCTTCTGGGACGAATGTACGCTGGGTGAAAGGCCTTTTAAGCCATTGTTCTATCCGGCAAGTGCTTTCTACAATCAAGAGTTTCTGGAGAGGAAAAGAAAAGAACTAAGAGAATTGTATCAGCAGGAATACCCCGAAAATCCCACCGAGGCATTTCTTGCCAGCGGGGAGCAGTATTTTAATCCCGCATCTTTGAAATGGTACTTAGACAATGTAAAGGAGCAAGTAAGGTATGAGTTCATTTAGACAATACCGGCCAATAGAGAATAATGAGCAGCTTGTGGTGGCGGCTGACACCTCAAGCGGACTTGGGGATTATTGCGCTGTTCAGTTTTTAAGCAAGACTAAGATAGACGTACCCCTCGTGTACCACAGTAAAACCATTGCTACCGATATGACTAACTCTATATACCCTGTTTTAGAGAAAATATACGACAAAACTGGAACTAAGCCCGTGGTTGCCTATGAAAGAAATGCGGGCGGGGTGTTTGAAATGGATAGATTAGCTTCGATGAACCGAATGGCTAAATTCACGGTATTTAAGATGCCGTCGGTGGGGAGAGAGAACCCGCCGGAAGGGGTCAGGTATGGCTGGGATACTAATTCTGCCACCCGCCCCGCCATGCTCTCTCAATTAAAGGAGGCAATAGATAATAAGTTATTAAGAATTTACGACAAACCCACCATAGAAGAAATGTACTCCTTCGTGGTAGTAAGAGGTACGGCAACAATCAAAGCACAAGCGGAGGCGGGAATGCACGACGACTTGGTAATGAGTTTGGCAATTGCATGGCAACTTTATCAAATGGCGGAGTTTGCGGAAGTTGATAATGACGAACTTCCCCCCGATGATGCGGCCGAGATTCAAAGACGTTACCAAACCCATATATGATTTACGAACTGTCCATCCGCCGGCATAATATCCAACCTCACCTAGATATAGAAAAAGAAATCCAACGGAAGCAAGACGGCCTTTTTACTTTTACAATCAGGGTCAACGGTGGTAACATATGTGATATTGCTATAACGGAGGTGGTTGATGTCAGAAGCAAGTACCTCACTCAATCAGTTGTTACAGAAAAACTTGCCGTTTCATGTATTATTAGAAAAGGAAGTTCAGGAAACGCCCTTCGGCCAATTAACATTTAACATGGAGTTGAAAGACGGCTTAGTCAATTTAAGGTCGGTCAACTGCGTCAAAAACAAAAGAGTAAGGTATAAACTTGACAAAGATTTGACTTAGCAGTTATAATAGTGCGTTGCTAAAAAGGCTCTAATGCCTATATACGGCTGGACAAAGTGTCCGGCCTTTTTTTATGTCTGAACTTTCCAACCAAATCTTAGACCGTAAAGAAGCGGCGAGTAATTACCTCTCTACTAAGAGAGATTTGTGGGACAATGTTGAAAAACTCTTTCATGGTCAATTAAACGACCGAATCTCCACTTCAACTAAATCTCAAGTCTTTGACCCCAAACTATCCACCTTAACTCTTGAAAGGAGCTATCGGGTAATGGCCCAACTCCCTACTGGTAAGGTCAGGGGTATCTCGAGGAATGACAAGGGTTCAGAAAAACTGATGAACTTAATTCTGGATAAGTGGGTTTCTCCAAACGCCAACGCCCAATTTGATTTTTTGACCAAACTCCGAATGGTTGACCTTTATTCCAACATTTACGGCAACTTCTTCTCTTTAGTTGATTGGGACGTCAGAAAAAATGGCTATATGGGGCCGGATGTATGGCTCTTAAACATAAGGGATGTTTTCCCTCAAGTCGGGGCGGTATCGCTAGACGACTCGGACTACGTGATTGTCAGAACATGGAGGCCGCTAAGTTACTTTGAGAACCTTAAAAAGCAGGACGGCTACAAAAACTTGGGAAGTATTATCCCCAAATTGGAAAAGATTGCCGGAGACAGGGAGAGGAGGAGTTCCGGCGACACTTCTAAGCGTGAAGAAAATCAATATCCCGAAGAAATCTCCGCCAAGAAGTCAGGTTACTTTGAAGTTTTGACCCAATACGAGAAAGACCGGTGGGTGGATTACTGCGTGGACGCCAAAATGGAGTTCCGGGATCAGAAAAACCCCCACGACGACGACGAACTCCCCGTACTTTGCAAGTATTCTATTCCCCTCTTAGATGATTTCATGGGTTTTGGCGACTTCGAAAGAGGCGCTTCAATGCAGATGGTGGTCAACTCGGTCTGGAATCTCTACTTAGACGCGCTTGAAATTTCTATTTTCCCCCCCACTCTCGTCAATAAGGATAATGTTGCCTCTATGAGTTCACTTAAGTGGGGTGCGGCCGAGAAGTGGTTGGTAAGAAATCAAATCAACAACTCTATTCAGCCGATCCAGCTTTCACCCCAAGGAATAGCCGAATTTAATAACACTTATCGTGTAGCAACCGCCTCAATTCTTAACTTATTTGGCACAACCGATACGGCTGTAACCCAAGAAACCGAAGCGGGGTTTGGTAAGACCCCTGAAGCCTTGAAAGCCCAAGTTGCTAGGGAAAACACCCGAGATAACGCTGACCGATTCTTTATGGAGCAATATATAACCAAGCTAATGAGAAAGTTTGCCAACTTAATTTCCAAAAAGCAAAGTAAGGCGATTACCTTTAGGATGTTCGGAGAGGATATTGACGCGCTTTCGAGGGAATACCCCGAAATTCAAGACCTATACAACGAGAAAACAGGGAAACTTACGATTGATAAGTCCAAAACGGGTTCTACCCTCTACGACTACGAAATTGTCAGCGGTTCGACCTATGCCGTTGACCAAAAGAGCCAGCAGGATAACCTTTCAATGCTTTTACAGCTTTACCTCAAGAGCCAGACGCCTCAAGGGAATATGCTGACTGCCGAGCTTGACCGCGAGGGCTATATCTTAAAGTTCGGGGAAATCTTTAAGCGCATTGTGGCCAATGGCGGGATTCAAGATTGGGATAAGATTTTAGTGGAAAAGACCGAGAGTGAAAAGGGAGATACCGTTCTCCAAAATGACACCCAGACGTTTTTGAACGCCTTACAGCAAGTTCAGACGGGCGGTGTTCAGCAGGTTCCCGCACAGGAGCAACCGGCTCCCGATACGGGAACAATGTTAGCGGGAGCAACAGGAATAACAGGATAATATGACAAAAGGTTCGGCTTTGAAGCCAGAGGTATTTTTAGCAAATATGCCCTCCTTGGTTGCCGATAAGGTAGCCGAGAGTAAGGGGGCAACAGGCGAGGAGAGGGTGCTTTACTCAATGAGTAAGAGTGCCGGTTGGAAAGTTCTAAAGGAGTACCTTGACAACATTTTAACCGACTTGGACAGAGTAAATGAGCAGGCGATTTCAAGCGGGGCAACCTTCGAAGTTGTCGGGCAAAACCAAGTCGTTATCAATTTAACAAAGACGATTATTAAAAAAATAATGGATAGAGTCGAAGATGCGAGGGAAAGCGTAGAGACAGAGGAAAATGCACATTAAAAATTGTTTGGTTTGTAAAAAAGAATTTCGGACATTTCCATATCTTATAAAAAAGGATCAGGGGAAATATTGTTCTCGTGGGTGTCGCAATAAAGATGGTAATAGTTTTGGGATTCGCTGGATGAAAGGAAATAAAGGAAGGAAACCGTGGATGATATGTCCTTTTAAGAAGGGGGTGATACCTTGGAATAAAGGATTACGTGGAGTCCAGTCGGGGGAAAAAGCGCCGAACTGGAGGGGTGGTAGAACGGCACTTTATGATTTGATTAGAGGAAGAGTGGATTATCTGTATATCATGGCGTTGCGTAAAGAAATGGATAATTATACTTGTCAAATCTGTGGGAAAAGGGGCGGCGTATTACATACAGATCACTATCCAGTCTCTTTTGCCAAGATAATAATTGAAGAGAATATTGCTAGCATTGAAGATGTGGCGAAAAGCAAGAGATTGATGGACATAAATAATTTGAGAACCCTTTGTGTTAAATGTCATCGACAAACGAAGACCTATGGAAGACCTGCAAGAGAATCATGCCAAAGACCAGACGGAACCGAAAGATGAGGCCGAGGAGCAAATTCTCGACTTCACTAAACCAGATTTTAAGTTTGTACCGAAAGAGTACCATGAGTGGCGTCAGCAAGGCCCGTACTTGGTGTGTAAGGGTTGCGAAATCACTCACGCGGTCTATATCGGCCCGGATAAAATTCTGGTGGGGTTTGATAAAGCTGGTTCGCCGATATTGAAACGGCGGTAGGTTTGCCTTTGTGGATTATATCCATAAAAGCAAGCCCATCACCGGCTTGGGTTCTCGCATAACCAAATTGGTGCGTTAGAAGGGAGGTGATGATCTTTGAGAGATCCAAAAGACAAGGCGTTAAATGAAGCGGTTGAGGAAGATGTCAACCCAGCGGCCCCGCCAGCCGCGGTAGAAGAAGCAACCGAGGAGGTTGTGGAAACCGAACCTGAAGCGACGGCTGAAGGCGCGGAGGAAACAACGGAAACGGGGGGAGAGCCAAAGAAAGGCTACTCTCAAAGGGTGCAAGAACTTGCTAATGAGAAGAATGTACTCAAAGAGCAAGTTAAGTCCTTGCAAGACAAAATTGCGGAACTCACAAGTCCAGTAGGATTGCCGGTCAATCCGGCGTATGAACCGCAAGTGAAACCCGGCTCGGAAGTAACTCCCGATCAATATCGGGACGATGTCCTTAAGGCGGCAGATGCGATTGTGACACTTCGTGTGAAACAAAGCGAAGCGGCCAACAGGATAAACAACGAGGCGGCAGATGTCATGCGGACTTATCCAGAGCTTGACCCGGAGAGTGATAGTTTTGACGAGGCTCTTTCCGATGGTGTTACCGAGGCTACGGAAGCCTATGTAAAGGCTAACCCGTACACTGCGTCAGTTAAAGGATTTGTGGCAAAACTGATGAAACCTTACAAGGGGGCGGTAACCAAAGAAGTCGGCAAGGCGACAGAGCAGATTGCGAAACAAGTTTCTGAAGCCGCTCTAAAACCGACTTCTATCCGCAAGGGCGAGAAAACTGCGGAGGAAATGACTCCGGAGGAGCTAGAACAAAAGTTAGGAATTGTTCAAAACTAATTCGCTTAGAAGGAGGTGAGTAAATATGGCAACAGTTGGTAGTGGAGTTGGTGGGGTAACGAACCCCGTCCTTTCTGGTGGCGTAATCGCCAATGAGGTGAAAACGTACTACGAGAAGGTCTTTTTGGCTAGGGCGCAATATGCTTTAGTCTTAAAGGAAGGGGGTCAGTTGAGAACTCATCCGGCAAATGAAGGCCGAACTGTTAATTTTACGCGGAGAACTCCGCAGACAATTATCACTACGCCTTTAGGTGAGCTTTCTAACCCGGTTACCTGTGTGGTTGATTCCTGTACTGTCGCAATGACTCTTTCGGAGTATGGTCAGACGATCATTACTTCTAAGTTGGCAACCTTGATCGGGATTGATTCCCGAATGAAGGAAACCGTAGAGTTGGCGGGTCAGAACATGGGGGAAACCCTAAACAGGTTAGTGAGAGACGAACTGAAGAATGGTACTTCCTTTTACGGGAATGACCATGCAGTAACGTCTTTTGCGGCTGGGGATACCCTAGACGCTTGCGATATCAGGGCGATTGTCAAGACGCTTGAGCTTAACAAAGCAAGGGCGTATCCCGATGGAATGTATATCGGGAAAACCGACCCTATATCCAAGTACAACTTGATCGGGGATTCGACTTGGGTAAATTCTAAGACATATTCTGATGTCAAGGACTTATACAAGGGCGAGATGGGCGAACTCTATCAAGTCAGATGGCTCTTGAACAAAGACTACGCTTGCGGAACTGAAGCGACGAGTACGGCCTCATCGGGCGTTATTCGTTTCTACACTTACGTTCACGGCGCGGATTCGTTCGGAGCTTATGACCTTAACAAAATAGGGTCTTTCTGTAGGAATACAGTTAAAAAATTCCGAGAATTCGGTAGAACTCTTATCAATGAGATAAGACAATACCGAGCCGAACTATCTTTTGAGATAGGAGGTGTACAGACTATGTACGGAATAGCCAGAACGGCTAAAGATATAGTCGGGACTATGTGGCAACACATAGAAATAGGCAGAAATGTCCTATTCGCACTTTAACACTTGAATAATTATTAGATTGGGTATATACTGTCACAAGTATGACCAATAAAGAGTTTGAGTTTATGGGATATCTCAAGGGTGAAGGTTGTTTTAGGATTTCAAAACAACATAAAAAAAATCACTTGAGGGTAAATTATAGACCACAAATATCAGTTGCCCAAAGAGCAGATGATACAGGGATACTGGAATGGGCGAAAAAAAGGTTTGGTGGATATTTGGTACATCAAATGGGCAGGTTGGATATACCAAACCAGAACCCAAGCGTTACTTGGGTTTTAACCTCGATTAAAACTTGTTATCCAGTAATAAGGATGTTTTTAGAGTCTATGTTACCAAGTAAAAAGTTTAAGGAGGTGTTGCTCTTAAAGGAGTTCTGTGATTTAAAGTCAAAACCCAAAAAGAAATTTCCTTTTAAAAATGGTCGGTTCTTTTGGGAATCAGATGGAGATTACAAAAGACAAGAGTGGTTGTTTAGAGAAATATCTAATCTAAAAAAATTCAAGGGTGTGTAGTAACAAAATCGAGAGGGGGATCAGCCTAAGCTCTATATTCTTCCGAATGCGGTTGACTCTAACTCTCCGGCAGGACGTGTTTCTTACGTTAGCTGGGCAGGGAGTTACGCGGCGAAGATTTTGAACTCGAGTTGGGTAATCACAGCCCGGTTCTCGGTCACGTAAGTGGTCGTTTGTGCGGTTGAGCCTTAATTAGACCGCACAAATTAAGGCAACGACTATGGATGAGGGGCGTAAACATGACGTAAAGTTAGTAGAACAGGGGTTAAAATCCCCCGACCCACTTATGCGTGAGGTGGCTAAAAACACGGAAAGCAAAATAAAAAGGCAACTGAACGATAAGTGGACAAAAAGCGCAAGGGAGAGGTTGATTGAAGAAACCTTGGCGGGTCGGGAGGATAACGCACACCAAATAAGGGACGATATGGTTCGGCATAGGGGCGGAAGGTTGGGAAAATACAACAGGGGAGAGGTTTTAACAACGGCCTTTAGTTGGCCAGAAGGAGAATATGAGCGGGTCTTTGGACACAAATAGCACGGTTTTCAGGACACGGCAGGAGAATCCCCAAGAAACTCCCAAGCCGGAAAATATCGTGGGTAAAGAAGTTGCCACAGACACCACTCACGAGGAAGTTCCGTACACGGAGTATAAGGCAGGCCACGGCAGGCCGTTTCTGGCGGATTATTTTGGTTTGGGCGATTATTGGAGTGCTTGGGACAAAGAAATTAGCCTTTTAGACGATTATGTGAGAAGGCAAATTGATTCGGGAGAGGTCGCCAACGATTTCAAGGTGGTGCAAAAGATGGTTAAAAAGATGGAGAAACTACAAGGGTTAAAGGAAGAAACCCGTCCCGCAGTAAAGATCGGAGTTTTAGCTTCATATATTAGGTTTCTTAATGAGGCCGATGGCGTGAGAAAGGATGCGGTGAAATATGGCAATTACTAAATCTAGTTCAGATACCAAAAAGAGTGAGCAAGTTATATTTAACGATACTTACGATACCGATTTTGATATTGTCGGTACGGAAGTGCTGGGTTACGACCCAGACGCAGACGTTTTAAGAAGAATCAGAGTTGATACGAATGGGAAACTAGTTACAACACTATGAGTATCACCCGAAGCCCCCAAGACACCAAAAAGAGTGAGCAGGTTATCCTCAATAATTCCTACGATACCGATTTTAATGTTTTAGCAACGGAATTGCTTGGCTACGATTCGGGCGGGAGTGTACTAAGAAGGTTAAGGGTTGATTCCACGGGGGCCGTTGTCTTGAACACGGACTCGCTAGAAGGGTTATATGTCAATGTTACCGGCGACACAATGACCGGTGCTTTAACCATTAACACCAACTCCACCACCGCCCTAAAAGTAGAGCAAGACGGGGTAAAAGATAATACTTTAGTGGTAGATACAACAAATGGAAGGGTGGGAATAGGAGCTGTTCCGACCAGCGAATTAGATATAAATGGAAGCATCTATTTAAGTAGCGCCTTAACTCCCTCAATAGATTGTGTTAGCTCTTGGGCAATAAAAAGATATGGAGGATTAAGAATTGGTTTCTGGTCAGCCAGAGTGTCTTATTATGATAATACTAGTACCGAAGTAATAAGTTTAGTGTCTGGTAATGTGGGAGTAGGAATAACAAGTTCCCTTTCAGCAAAATTACACCTTGTTGGTAATCAGTATATCAACACCAACTCCGCCACCGCCCTTTTAGTGGAGCAGGATGGAGTAAAAGATGACGTTTTGATAGTAGATACGACAAACGCAAAGGTTAAATTTGGGTCATCCGCATCAGCACAAGCATCGTTTGATTATTATGCTTCCTCTGATGCTACCTTGTATAGTCAATCATCTTTTGGATGGGGCAATCAATGTTCAATGGATGGAACGGGAGGGGGAGGACAAAATCTTTTTATCCGAACAGGTGGAACAATTGCCTCGCAGACTGCGGTTTTAGTCAACATGACGCTTGGCACCCTTTCATTCCGGGGTCATACCGGTTCTGGAATTTCAGGAAGCAAAGCGACGGTATTTGCGGGAGCGACAGAAAACTGGAGTACCACGGCAAACGGAACACGACTGGTTTTTCAAACCACACCTAACACAACCACAACGCTTACCACTAGATTTTTAATCGGAAACGACGGCATTGTAACCGTCGGATCTGTTGCTGGTACTGGTAGATTTAATGTTATTGGCGAAAGCGACATTGTTCAGGCCATCATTAAAGGAAATTCCGCCCAGACCTCTAACTTACAAGAGTGGCAAAACAGTAGCGGAACAGTTTTAACCAATGTCGGACCAACGGGAAGGGTGGGTATTTTAACTGCCTCAACGACTACAGAAGGATTAAAGGTTTCCGACACTCAAACAGTTAATACGGGAACAGTCAATGCCATAAGCGGAACGATGACTCCTTCTCCAACAGCCGCCACCGACGCTACTTACAGGTCAGGTTCTTTCATAACAACCGTTGGCGCAAGCAGTGATTATGCTTTTACAGGTTCGGTTATTGGGTTATTCGGGCAAACGCAAATTCTTTCCACCCATACTACGGGGACGATTTCTAACACTTACGGGCTTAGTTTCTCTGCCAGCAATAGAAGCCCCGTCACCGCAACTAATGTTTATGGATGTAGCACAATAGTATCTAACAGGGGATCGGGGACAACGACTAATGCTTATGGACTCTACACTTACGGTTATACGGACACAAACGATGCCTTAAATGGCACAATGACCACTTTTTACGGGCTAAGGATAGCAGCATTCAGCAAAGGAGCAAATACTACTCTTACCAACCAATACGGAATATCTATCGCCAATGTTGACCAGGGGGCAACAATTAATACCGCCATAGTTACGAATGCCGGTTTAGTTATCTTCAATGAAGGGGGCGACTCCTCAACTGATGTTCGGATGGAGGGAGACGCAAACGCTAACCTTTTTTTTCTAGATGCTTCATCGGACAGGATAGGCATAGGCAATAACGCTACTCCGATTGACCTTTTAGATATTAACTCAACAACGGGCGGGACAATGAGTTTGCGGAGAGTGGATACTTCAGTTACCGCCAATGACTTAATTGGAGCAATTTATTGGTACGCGGCAGACACTTCTACTACGACCAACTTTAATCCCGCTTCTATAGAGGTTTATGCCAATAGTACGGTTACCACTGATATCAACCCTGGATATATGATTTTCAAGACTACGGGAACAGGAGTGGCAGGGGCATTAACCGAAGTATTCAGACTGACCGCAACGCAGGATATTCAAATTGCCGAAGGAAACGACATTATTTTAGGAACAACTACAGGAAGTAAAATAGGACAAGCAACAAATCAACTTCTGGGATTTTATGGAGTTACGCCCGTTGACCAGCCAGCAACGGTCGCAGACGCCTCCGATTTAGCAACTGCTATAACAAGTATAAATGCCTTAATTGACAGGTTACAAGAATTAGGATTAGTAGCGTGATATAATAATAATCTTATGATTAAGCGTTATGAATGGGAATTATATCCAAAAAAGGACAGAAAGTTTGGTATTTCTTTCAGTTGGTTTGGTTTTTATGCGATACAATTAGGATTTCATATTAGTTTGGCGATGAAAAATATAGAAATTCATTTACCATTTTGTTTTATTAGGATAGGGTTGTTGTCGCAATATGATAAGGTTGTTCAAATTAGGTAATATACTATTTTTGCGGGGCGTGTTGCCTAGGTTCTGATTAACCTTTTTGGTAAAGGTCAGACGAACGGCACAGGGGCTACCAAATAACCCTAACACGCCCTACAAAAGCAGTATGAAACTTTTAAGAAGGATTATCTACCAGATAAAGAAGAAGTATCGGGACTGGAAGTTGAGGAAAGCTAGAAAGGCGATTGAAACTGACTGGTGGTACGAGCGTTATAAGTTTTAAGGGGGTGATTTTTAATGTCGGAGCCGACAAAAGTCGAGCCGAAAAAGACCGAACAACAACTAGCACAAGATTTTTTCAAGGAGTATCAGGAACTTTGCGAGAAACATGGATTTCAGGTAATAGTCAATCCTGCTTTCAAAGCAAGAGACGACGGAACTTGGAGTGTGGTTTTACAAAGTTCGATAGGAAAACTTGCTAGAAATGTGTGATATAATAGGTTTTTAGGATGTCTAGGATTTACGTTACAGGATCGTCAGGTTTCTTAGGCAAGCACCTTGTTTCAAGGTTAGGGGGTTTTTCTCCGATTTTCCACGACGATATTGAAACAATAAGACTCCTTCCCTATCAGAAGTTCTACTTCCTTTCTACCTATGGGAATATGTCTTTCCACAACGACAGTAAAGCAATTCTCCGCGCCAACGTGTCTGATCTTATTACGATTCTTACCAAGACTGATTGGGAGAATGGCGTGGAATCGTTTGTCTATGTTAGTACCTCTTCCGTCAGCCGGCAAGTTCAAACTATGTATTCCCGCAGTAAAAAGGCGGCCGAGGAGATACTACTTTCCTTCATGGAGAAATACAACGCCCCGATTGCGATTGTCAGACCATTTTCGATCACGGGGGTCGGGGAACAAAAAGAACACTTAATTCCCAAATTAATCGAATCTTGCTTAATGGGAGTCGAAATGCCTTTCGTTCCAGAAGCGAGGCACGACTTTATTGACGTTGAGGACGTGGCGGACGGAATAGTGGCCCTTTCCAAAAGGCACGCCCGTGGGATATTTGAACTTGGAACGGGCAAAGAGTATTCAAACCTCGAAGTTTTGCATTTAGTCGAGAAAATCACCAAGAAGAAAGCCAATATCCATGTTGTTAGCAATCTTCGTACTTACGATAGCGAACATTGGGTATCCGCAAATATGAAGGCAAGAACGTATGGCTGGGAACCGAAAAAGACCCTAGACCAGACAATTGCCGAAATGGTTGAAGAATATGAACAAACTCGAAAAAAGGCTGATTGATTTAAGTTTTAAGTACAAACTTTCGCATATTGGGAGTGGGTTGAATACAATCAATTTTCTCAAACACACCTACGATACGAAGGAAAAGGACGCGATTGTTTTGTTGGCCAACGCCCACGCAGGATTAGCCTTGTACGTGGTTTTGGAGGACTTGGGAGTATGCGATGCCGAAGAAATGATTAGAAAACACGGTTTTCATGCTACAAAGGACACAAAACATGGTGTAGAGGCAACTGGGGGGAGTTTGGGTTGGGTTGAGGCTATTGGGGTGGGAATGGCCTTAGCTGATAGGGCAAAGAACGTCTACTTGATCACTTCAGATGGGGCGTGTGCCGAAGGAAGCGTTTGGGAGGCACTAAGAATCGCCGGAGAGCAAAAACTTGATAACTTGAGGGTGGCGGTGATTGCTAACAAATATGGAGCTTACGGAGAAATTGACTTAAACGATTTAGATATTCGGTTGAACCTATTTTTCCCTGTTTATATGGTTCGGGTAAATCTTTACCAATATCCCGACTGGTTGCAGGACTTGGGTGGACATTACGCCGTGATGGACGAGAAAATGTACGAGGAAATATGCGCTTAGAAAAGGAAAGTTATGAAAAAACTAAAGAAAAGTGAGTTTCACAACAGCGTCAGGGGATATTTTGCCGGTTGTCTCTACAATGAGATGGTTAGCAATCCCGACATTGTAGTGCTAACGGCAGATTTGGGGTATGGTTTTTTAGACAGGATAAAGACGGATTTCCCCGATAGGTTTATTAACTGCGGGGCTTCGGAACAGGCGATGTTGGGAATAGCCATTGGCCTAGCCTTAAAGGGAAAAATCCCCTTTACCTATACGATCACCTCTTTTTACCTGCGTTGCGCCGAGGGAATAAACATTTACCTTCATGGCGAACAAATACCTGTTAAAATGGCGGGGAGCGGGCTTTTTGACGATTACGAAATAGACGGCTATACCCATGATGGTACGCAGGCCCAAAAGTACCTAAACAGCCTTGTTATCAGAACTTACTATCCAAAAACTAAGGAAGAAGTCGGAAAAGCGGTTAAGGAAATGATTGCCAACAAAAAACCGAGTTTTATAGGACTTAAACGATAAAATGAAAAGAGGTGAGTTGTAATGTTAAAAGCATTATTTTATCCAGACGTAAATTTTGACAGCCTGTTTCTTCCTTATATTTACAAGGAAATTTACTTTGATGGGATTTACGTTGACGTGCTTAACCAAAAGAAAGATTTAACCATAATCGACGTGGGAGCAAATTGCGGCGTGGTTACAAATTATATGCTTCCCTATGCCAAAAAGATTTACGCCCTTGAGCCGTCAACCGAACACTTTGAGGCCCTTAAAAAGAACAAAGAGTTTAACAAGTGGGATAATGTAGAAGTATTTAAGTTGGCGATGGCCGACAAAAACGGAGAGATGGCTTTGAACCTGAACACGAATAATCGTACTTGCCACTCCCTTGCCCTTGACTACAAACAAGGAAGTGAAATGGTCAAAACTATCCGCTTTGATACTTTCTTAAAGGAAAACAAGATTGACAAAGTGGACTTTTGCAAGTTCGACGTAGAAGGGTTTGAGGACGCGATTCTAAGAAGCGAGGGTTTTACCAAAATTGCGGAGAAAGTAAAGGCAATCGAGGTCGAGTTCCATTTACCGACGTGGCAGGGTCTTGTAAGGCATATGGAGGGGCTGGGGTATCAGGCGAGAAGATTTGATTGCAGTGCGATTGTTGTACTTTTTATCCGGTAAATGATTATTCACGATATTGCAAGGAAATGAAAAAAGTTGCTTTTACTTTTGTATCGGACAACTATTACTACCCGTCTGGGACACCGAAATTTATTAACTCTTTTCGGTACTTCCACCCAGACGTGGATTTGGTCGTATTTAGGGACGATATTTTAAGAAAACTCTTTCAGGAAAAATCCCTGACCTTCTACAACGCAAAGCCAAGTGTGGCAAAGCTCTTAACCGACAAATATGACCTTGTGATACAAATAGACAGCGACACGGTCATTACAGCGCGACTAGAGAGTGTCTTGGCTGGGGATTACGAGGTCGGGACGGCTTGGAACTTCAACCAATACGAAAACTCCGCTTTTGAGAATATAACGTCAGAAATGTACCTTCAGGCGGGCTTGGTGGCCTCAACCAGTAAGAAATTTTGGGATGATTGGGAAAGAGCCAATGCCGAGGCGATGAAATATACCCGTAAGGAAAATGATGTGCTTAATAAGGTGGTGTACGGGGAGGGGGTTGACCCTAAATACAAGTTGAAAATCTTTGACAAAGACTATGGTTATATGGGTTGTAAATCTCTAGGCCAAGAGGAAAAAATGTACGTTAAGGACGGTGAATTATGGCTAAACAAAGAGAAGGTTTTTGCGTACCACCACGCCAAAGGGCCGGTTCTCCCCAAACTGCTATACGATAAAATGGGCTTTACGTGGGAGGTGCAACGATTTTTAGAAAAGGTATCATTTGAAGGGCAAAGTGTAAAAATAATTAAGCCATGACGCTCTATGAATTTTTTCATTCGTTTCAGGTTTATCCAAACGATATTAAAGGAAATAAATGCGTAGCCTGCGACTATCCGGAAAACTCCCCAGACTGGAGAGATTATCAATGCCCACGCTGTTATTGCCCCCAACAATTTTGGTTTGACGCGTGGATTCCGTTCAAGTTTATAAAATACTGGCGACTCAAGAGAATGTATCGTAAAAAATGTTTAGGCCGTACGTAATCTATACACCACCACTTGATGGAAATACCCACTCCGGCGGGATTCGGGTGATGTGGGCATTATATGGGTGGTTGCTTGCAAAGGGTATGGTTGCTTACACGAATGTTAAATTTAATAAACCGACTTCTTTTGTAGGAATTTACCCTGAAATTATGCACGGTAACTTTGGGGGGGCAGACTACGTAGTGCGATATATTCTGAATAAGCCGGGAGTAATGGGTGGGGGAACGGATAAAAGCAACTTGAAGCCGGGGCCAACTAAGTTTAACAAAACTGACCACCTCTATTATTTCAGTCGCCTTTTCGGGGAAGCCCAAGACGCAAATCACTATCTATTCTTACCGGTTTTGAATATGAACCTTTTCAAACCTCAAGGCAAGCAAAGAACCAAAAAAGCTGTTTTTATAGGTAAGGACTATGATTTGCACCTGCACCCCCAAGACTGCATTTATCTGACCCCGGACATTTGCCACGATCAAGCGAAGTTAGCAGATTTCATGAGTGAGTGCGAAGTAATGTACTGTTATGACCGTGTAACGGCGATGACTGAAATCGCAAGATTGTGCGGTTGCCGGGTGGTAATGTTTAACCCGATTTTTACCAAGAAAGAGTTTAGTGAGTACGAGCCGGGGATGGACGGTATAAGTTGGGGGAAAGATGAAGGAGTCCCCCTAAACGTAGAAAGATTCAGGGCGCATTATAATGAAATGAAAGATGTATTTTCAAGAAAACTTAATGATTTTATTGTTGAGACACAAAAATGAAACGGATTTCGGTTTTCGCCTTACCCAGTCATCAAATCAAACAAAGAACCTCGGGTGTTGATTTCGCGAGAGTAATCCAACCCATGAAGCACCTAGACGGGTATGAAGGCAACGGGTATAAATTCAAGGTTGACGTTTATGACATTTTCAATCAAGAGAAGTTTAACTGGATAAACGTGGCCGAAAATTACGATGTTGTTTTCTTAAACTATACAATCCTCGACTGGTCTTATGCGGCGATGGGGGCGATAGTCCACGGGAAGGGAAAGAAGATTATCATGGATGTAGATGACGCTATTTGGAACATTAACCCCGACAACCCAACCCACCAGACCTACAAAGACCGCCACGGCGGTGAGATTTTAAGCGCTATCTTAGACGACGTTGACGGGATAACCACGACAAACCTCTATCTTAAACATTTAATTGCTTCCCATTTAAGCAGAAAAAGATACGATAAAATGGCGGTTTTCCCCAACCAGATAGACCTGAAGTATTGGGATTACAAAGCAAAGGCAACAGATCGCAATCCAATCACTCTTTACCATATGGGTTCGACCACGCACTTCCGCGACTTGTCTAATTTGAATTTTATCGAAGGCGTGAATAGAATCTTTCGCGACTATCCGAACGTGATATTTAAGACGGTGGGGGCATATTTAGGGAGGTTGAAGATGAAATGGGGACAGAGATATGTTGTTGAGTACGGTGATCCCGATATTTTTAAGTGGATAACGAAGTTTAAGGGTATGGTGGGCGGAGTAGATATTGCGGTTGTGCCGCTTGAAGATAACATTTACAATCGGTGCAAAAGCGATATTAAATTTTTGGAGATGTCGTCTGCCACCATTCCCGGAGTTTGGCAAAGAATCCGCCAGTACGAGGAAACCATTAAGCCGGGTATAACTGGCTACTTAGCCTCCACCCCCGAGGAGTGGTACGACTCAATCAAAATCTTACTAGATAGCGTAGAAAAGCGGAGAGAAATTGGGGAAAACGCATATAATTACGTTGCTGAAAATCGTACTATGCAAAAATTAGTCCCAGAATACGCCAAATTCATCATTAAGATATTGACCACTTAGGCACTGTAGTTTTTTTTGTAATATTTTCTAGCATATTCCCGTCTCTTTGGGTTTGTTCTCCATAGAAATTTATAGTAGCAATGAGTACACCTTCCTTTAGCCCAGTGTTTATTCTTATTGCTAAACTTGATGTTACAATCCACACATAGACCTTTTCTTGGTTTATATCCATTCCCATTTCTGTGTCGCCGGTGAACCTTAATGTGACACTTTTTACAAAGGGGAATTAAATTACTAATTTTATCGTTTGAATTATTGAAATCTATATGGTGGAGAATTGAAACCTTAGTTTTCCTACATAAGTAACAGGTCGTATGGGTAAAATTAAACCACAAGTATTTCTGTTTTCTGCCCTTAGAGCCAGTATTTTTATATTCCGCTACTATTTGGTGAATTCTTTGTCTACTTAACCCGACAAGTTTCCCGGTTGTGGTATACGACCAGAGATTTTTGTATATTTCGAGGATTTCTCTATTCCTATAGTTCACAACCACAACATAACATGGAATTTGACAAATGTCAACAAGTATGTTAATTGACATTACAAACCTGTTTGCTATAATATAGTTGTTCTTTGGGCGGCACTAAGCCCGACCTAGACTCACGAGATTTTTCGTGGGTCTTTTTTTATGGATTATGCCATTCGTTTCGGAAAAGCAAAAAAAATACATGTGGGCTAAGCACCCCGAAATCGCCAAAAGGTGGGCGAAAGAGGGAAAGGCTTACGTTAAGGGAAAGAAAAAAGCGAAAAAGGCAAAGAAATTAAAGTTTGTACAAAGATAATATGGCATTAAATTGGCTTAGTAAATTATTAGGAACTCACACTGGAAGTTGGGGGACTCCGGAGTTGGGAGTAACCGAGTGGTTGGCGGGTAAAAATACTCCTAGAACGTACCAAGGAGGTTCTTCTTTAACAGCTCCTAAAACTACCGAGGGGGCAGTAAAGACATTCTTGGGGCCGAATTTTAGGACGGCCGAACAAATAAAAGCCTCTATTCAATCTCCATCCCCAACACCACCCGGAAGTACCCCCTCCGTCTCAGGAAGCGTCTTGGGTATGGCAAGCACTTCAGATGGTAGCGACTTTACTACTGAATCCTACGATCCCTACGCCGCCCTGCGTGCAGAGATTTCTTCAGGGTGGGATTCCTATATTACCAGTCTAGATAATCAACTTAACTCTTTATCAGGCCAAAGAACCGCCCAAGAGGGAATCGTGGGCGAACAGGCAAATCGGGCTTTAAGTAGTGTTGGCCTTCAAAAGACCCAAGGTATGCAGGAGCTTGGAACGCAAAGAACCAGAGTTGAACAAAACCAAACCAAAAATCTCCGTGATCTGGCGGCCAATATAACTAACGCTATGCGGGCCGGAAATATCTACTTAGGAGCAAGGGGGGCGGGTGATTCCTCAGCGGCCAGTCAATATGCCTATGCTCTTTCTAAGGCCGGCACAAGAGAAAGAAGTAACGTTATGCAAAACACCGCTGATATTCTAAATGAAATTGGTGGCCGGGAAACGAATCTTAACAATCTTTACAATTCCGAAGTAAATCGGATAGATTCCGAGAAAAATACCAACCTTCAAAATGTAGCTCTTTGGTACAACCAAGCAGTACAACAAGTCCAACAGCAAAAAGCCCAAGGCATGCTAGGGAAATCCCAAGACTTAGCCAATCTTTCTAGGAATATTCTTACCCAAGCCATAGCCAGACTCCAAACAATTCAGCGGGCGGCGATAACTCAACGTCAAGCTCTTGATACTTGGGCTATTAACAATTCCAACACAATTTCTCAACTCAAACAGAATATGCAGAATGTAGCAAGTATTTCACCCACTCTCCCCACTATTGGCAAGATTGCTGGGATACAAGGTGTTTTAGGACTTAATGCGATAGATCCAACTTATTACGGGAGATATTCGTCTGATGAACTGGAAAAACGAAGAAGCCAATAGGCTGGGCAACAATTCAGCCTAGCTTAAAATGGCAACACTTAAAGACTTAGCCGAAAGAATAAAGAGTTATTTTAATCCAACCTCAAACGCGGGACAGAATTTTTGGAGTACCCCCGTAGCACAAACGCTGGCAAATATCCAATCCGCACCAAGAAATGTTTACAATACTGTCGTTAGGGCCGAGGGGATTAACCCCCAAACTTCCTATATTGAGCAAGTAAGGCAAGCAAGAAATTTATCACTAGGTGCTTTGGCCAAACTTCCCGAACAGGCAAAACAAGCATGGTTAGAAGGAGGATTAATTAAAAATAATCCCATCATTCCCCAGAAACTGAAAACCCCATTGGCGAATCTTACAACTTATGGTCCAGGACAGTTAATGGCTGGGTGGGCAAGAGGATTGGGGGCGGTTGGAAACACTCGACAGCCAGTTATTGAAAGAGCGGGTAACCTCTTGGGAGCAGTCGGGCAAACACTGTTACCTGGTGAAACGTACGGTATGGCGGGGTTTAGTGCCGGAATAAACGCTTTGGCCAAGTCAACTGATACGCCAACCGCCTATGGCGAAGGCTTTGAAATGGGAGCGAAGTTGGGGCCGATTTCAAGAGTCACGGAATTTTTATTGAACCCGATTCTTAACAAACTCGGCATGAAAGCCCTGACGGAAGTTAACCGTTATTGGGACTTGGCCAAAAAAGCGACTACCGCAGAAATAAGAAACAAATTTATAACACTAGGGGTTAAAAGGATACTCCAAAATGTCCCTAGACAAGTTATCGCGGGATGATTGGGTTTTGGGGCATACGGGGCAACCACTCCCGCCAAGGATATTGAGGAGAGATTAACCAATGTTGTGAATAATGCCATTCAGGGGGGAGTGTTTAGTGGGGCGATGGCGATTGCGGGACCAGCGGTCAGCACATTAGGAAAACAGGTAGTTGGGCCGTTATTGAGGGGAGAAATGCGATTTCCCACAGGGTTATCAGTTAGAAGACTAACTAAAGAAGAACACTACAAAAATCTGGTCAGCAATCAATCTCCGCAAATTTCCGCACCCACTCCCCCACTCTCCCCTACTGGCCGGGTGTCTCCTTTACAGGCACGAAAGGGGGTCTCCCCTACCGCACCGCAAGCGGGATTGTACAACACCCCACAAATAAGGGAAATAAAAGCTAAACTCGACAAATTGGGTAATAGTAAAGAATTTCAGGACTTTTATAAAGGCGGAAAAATCTCTGGAAAAAGTTGGAATGAATATCAACGGTTAAGTCGGGAATATCGCAATCTCCTTGATAAGGGAGGTGTTTCCCAACAGCCATTAGGTGAAGTTACCACCAAACTTCAAAAAACCCCTCTGGTTCGTGGTGGGGCGCTTCCCCTAAAAATTTCAGAAGCAAAACCAACAAAACCCATCCGAATATCACCATCAGAAGTGGGTGCCGGTCAGCCAAACGGTTTAGGCAGTCCTTCATCGCCTTCTATTATACCAGACGATAAAAGCCTTATCGATCAGTTAAACAAAGCCCTTAAAGAAGCCAAACCCATTAGGGGAACGCAGGAAGAAATGTACACCAAGGCTAGGGGAGAAAAGTTGGCGAGAATGTTGTCGGCTAGAGAAAAGATGGCCGGAGAGAAGGGCTTTTATCAGGAATTAGGGACTTTGAAGGGTGAACTCCCAAGGGCGGAGTATGAACCAATTAGGTCTAATTTCGACCAGCCTACGGTTGATAGGCTTTTTAACATGATTAAAGAAAGTAACAAATTAGATGATTGGGATAAGATAAACGCCCAAGTCGGATTATCTAAAATATTAGGGGAAAAA